CGGCCCCTTCCTCAAACATTCGCGGCGGTTCAATTGGGGTGGGGGGGTATCAGGGACGGGGGGTCTATCCGCCGCCCGGTCGCGCCCTAGACCGGACTCGGGACGACGACGCCGGGCCTTGTGATGCGGAAGCTGATGCTTTGGGCGGCGTGCGCGGCCCTGATCCTGACCCTTGCGGCTGTCTGCCTTGTCGGCGCAGTCGCGCGCTGAAAACCAGAAGGCCCGTCCTGCGGTCGCGGGACGGGCCTTCATCGTCAGACCCTGGGTTGGGGGGACGGGCCTGCAAAACGACAATGCACGAAGGCAGGGGCGCCGCAAACAGGCGTCAACTCACGCGCGACTCACCTTCAGATCCAGTCGCGTCGGCGTTATGAGGGATCGGCCGGCGCGACCGGCTGACAAACGGGACTTGGAAAATGAAGAACCCCAAACCCTTGCCGCTGCACTTCGACTTCCTCGGCTTCGAACGCTGTCGCGGTTACATTCGCGGCGTCACGCATGTTCGCTGCACTGAATGCAACGGCGTCCCTGATCGCGGCGGCGGCGACGTCTGTTCGAACTGCGGCGGCTATGGATGCGTCCCCGCGCCGCGCGCGACTGCCGTCGCCATTTCGAGGCAGGCGACCGCCCGACCGGATACGGACCTTGAAGACGTCGTCGGCGCGGCGCTTTTCCTTGGGCTGTTCTGATGACTGACGTCCCGGCGGTCGACGGCGTTCCCGCGCGCTTCTGGCGGCTCATCGCCAACATGTCAGTATTGTTCCAGGCGCAGGCGTTTCCGCCGCCGACCTGGCGGCATGATCCGAAGGCGCGGACGCTGTCGGCGACGTTCGTCGAACCGGGCGACCCGGATCGCGAGACGCTGGCGACAATCGTTTGGACGTGGCGTCTGAAGCGCGATCCTGTTGACAATTCCGGCGACTAGACGCAAAACCCGCTGACGCTGTTCGCAAGAGCAACGCCGTCCCCCCGTGCGACCCCTGACCGCCTCCCGGTCAGGGGTCGCGTCGTTTCAATCTCCCCTCTTGTGCGACCGCGCGAACGCTGGCAATCGACAGGCGACTCCCTCGCCATGGGTGTCTCCTTGTGTGTCTGATCGGGAACGCGGCCGCTTTACAGCGCGCCGCGTTTTCGTTTACGTCTTCAGATCGGCAGGGGCCGAACGGCGAAGCGAGCGGACTGGCAGGCCAATGGAGCCGTCCGGCTATGCGATCCGCGAAGACACGCGCGAATTCATCCCCAAGGGGGGATAGGGGCGGGCCATGACGCGCGGTCGCAAACCCAAAAACCCGCAACTGTCAGAACTGGCGAAGCCGGGCCTGACCGCGCCCCCGATGCAGCCAGCGGCGGGCGGCGGGGATGGCGGCGGCGACGAACCGCCAAAGCGGACTCGCCGGAAAAAGCTTCCCGCCGCAGACGCGCCGCCGGAATGGATGAAGGACAAGATGGCGCGGGCGGAATGGGCGCGGCTGCTTCCGCAGATGAAGGCGCGTCGCCAGTAGATCCCCCTCTTCAGTATGGAACTCGCGCGCTATTGCGTCGCCGCCGGTCAGTTCGTCGCTGCGATCCGCGCGCTAGATGCGGCTGGCGGTCCCGTGACGAAATCCAGCAAGGGCGTTGCGATGCTGTCGCAGGATTGGGTCGTGATGAACCGCGCGCATGAAACGATGCGGGCGCTTGCGGCGGACCTTGGGATGAACCCGGTCGCGCAGGTTCGCATCGGCGGGCTTCAGCTTGACCTGTTCGACGCGCCGACGGCCCCGGCCAGCGGGCCAGCGCCGGGCGGTCAGGGCGATAACGTCGTCAACGCTTTCGCGGCCTTCAGACGGGGAGCGTAAGCCATGCAGGCAACGCACGCCGAACGCGCGACAAGGTACGCTGAAGCCGTCGTCAAGGGCGATATACCAGCCTGCGAACTGACGCGGTTGGCGTGTCAGCGACACATGTCGGACCTGAAGCGCGCGGCGAACCCGAAGGACGATTTTCCGTATGTGTTCGACCATGACAGCGCGAACCGGGTTTGCGGTTTCGTCGAAATGTTTCCGCACATCAAAGGGCATTGGGCGCGGAAGCGGACGCGGCTGGCGCTTGAAGACTGGCAATGTTTCATCCTGGCGTCGGCGTTCGGCTGGCTCGATAGTCAAACCGGCTGGCGGCGCTTCCGTTCGGTTTATATCGAAGTCCCGCGCAAGAATGCGAAGACGACACTAAGCGCGCCGGTCGCGCTCTACATGCTCGGCCCTGACGGGGAACAGGGCGCGGAGTGCGTCGTCGCCGCGACGAAAAAGGATCAGGCTAAAATCGGCTTCGGCATCGCGAAGAACATGGCCGAAAAGTCGGACGGCTATCGGACGGAATTCGGCGTCGTCGTTCGACAGAACCGGATTGTCTGCACCGAAACCAATGGCGTCTTCATCCCAATCGACAGCCGGGGCGGAACGCAGGACGGCGCGAACCTACACTTTTCGCTGAACGACGAACTTCACGCATGGAAGGGCCGCGAACTTTACGAAGTGCTGGAGACGGCGATGGGGTCGCGCACTCAGCCGCTTATGTGGAACATCACGACGGCGGGCAGCGATACGTCGGGGATTTGCTATGAACGCCGGACCTATCTTGTCCGCGTGCTGCGGAAGGCCGTCAAAGACGAGCAGACCTTCGGCATCATCTACAGCGTCGACGAAGGCGACGACATTTATTCCGAAGACACATGGCGGAAGGCAAACCCGAACTATGGCGTGTCAGTCCTTCCGCACGACATGAAGGCGCTAGCCCTTCAGGCGCGGAACAACGCGAAGTCTCGAGCGGGCTTTCAGACGAAGCGGCTGAACTGCTGGCTGACGTCGGCCAGCGCGTTCTTCGACATGGAAGCTTGGGACGCCTGCGGCGACCCGACGCTGACGCGCGAAGATTTCAAAGACGATGAATGCGTCGGCGCGCTCGACCTGGCGTCCAAACGCGACTTTAACGCGGGAATTCTTCTGTTCGAACGGGATGGCGTGTTCTTCGCCTTCGCTGATTTCTGGCTTCCGCGCGAAGCCGTGAACCAGTCGACGAACGCCAGCATAAAGGGATGGGAGGAAGACGGCTGGCTCAGGGTCACGGACGGAAACGTCGTCGACTATGACGCTATTCGCGAAACCATCGAAGACAATTGGGGGACGATGCACGTCCTGACGCAAGTCGGGTTCGACCCGTTCCAAGCGCAGCACATGATCCGCCAGCTTCAGGACTCGCAATTCGAGTGCGTCGAAGTCCGTCCGACCGTCCTGAATTTCAGCGAGCCGATGAAGGAACTAGACGCGCTGGTCGCGGCTGGCCGTTTCCGCCACAACGGCGACCCGGTTCTGCGCTGGATGATTTCGAACGTCGTCGCCGTGCGCGATCACAAGGACAACGTCTATCCGCGCAAGGAACGCGAAGAAAACAAGATTGACGGGGCGGTCGCCCTGATTTCGGCGCTGGCGCTGAAGATGGAAGGGCGCGGCGCGGACCTGTCCGTGTTCGAACAGATTGCGGCCGACAACGCCAAGTCCGCCGAAGTCAAAAAGGCGGCTGGCGTGACAAATCCCCGCGATGCGGACATAGACTTCGAAGCATTGAACGACGTCGATCATCCGCGCTTTGCCGAAATGGCGAAACGCTGGCGCGCCAAACAGGAGGCTATGGCCGACCATGAGTGACAGGCAGGGACGGAACTGGTTCACGCAAGTTTTGGGACGCTTCACGCGCGATCCGAAATATGTCCGGGGCAGCGAACGCCGCTGGTATCCGAATTCATCGGGCGTCGCTGTCGACGCGGACAGCGCACTGAAGACGGCGGCGGTTTGGGCGTGCGCGCGCTATCTCGCGCAGACCGTCGCGGGCCTGCCGTGGGGCGTTCGCGCGCCGCAGGGCAAGACGGGTTCGCAGACTGTTGAAGGCGGCGTGTCCTTTATGATCGCCAGCCGCGTCAGCGACGAATGGTCTTCGTTCCAGTTTCGCGAAACGCTGACCCATTGGGCCGTGATGCGCGGCAACGGGTACGCTGAAATCGAACGCGATGGCGCTGGCCGTCCGGTCGCGCTTCATCCGCTGCATCCCGACACGGTCGACCCGATGCGCGACGAACGCGGGCGGCTGTTCTATCGCGTGAGCGGTTCGGACGGCGGCTTCGTCGACCTGGAGGCGCGCGACGTCTTCCATCTGCGCGGCTTCGGGAACGACGTCGTCGGCGTCAACGTGATGACCTACGCGGCGCAGTCTATCGGATGGGCGCAGGCCACGGAAATCTTCGGCGCGAATTTCTTCAGCGAAGGCATGAACCCTTCGATGATTATCTCGATGACGAAAACGCTGACGACGCCGGCGCGGGACGAACTGCGCAAGGAACTCGAAAGCGTTCACAAGGGCGCGAAGAAAGGCGGACGGATTGCGATCCTCGACGGCGGCATGAAGCCGGAACGCCTGTCGTCGACCGCCGAACAAAGTCAGTTCATCGAAACGCGCCAGCATCAAATCGAAGAAATCTGCCGCTGGTTCGGCGTCCCGCCGCACAAGGTCGCGCATCTGCTTCGCGCCACGTTCAGCAACATCGAACACCAATCGATTGAAGTCGTCGTCGACGCGATCGCGCCATGGTGCAAGCGGTTCGAAGACGAGGCGGACTTCAAGCTGTTCGGCGCGGCGAACCGGCGCGGGTTCTATACGAAGATGAACCTGAAGGCGCTGCTGAAAGGCGACATGCAGGCGCGCGCGTCCTATTACCAAATCCGCCGCAACCTCGGCACGCTGAACGCCGACGAAATCCGCGAATTCGAAGACGAGAACCCCATCGGCGGCAAGGCCGGGAAAATGTATGTGATGCAGGGGCAATACATGAGCCTCGACGCCATCGCAGCGACGTCGGACGCGGCAGTCGAGAAGGCGAAGAACCCGCCACAAGATCCAGTGAACCCGCCGCCGGGAAATCCCGACGACGAACCGCCGGAAGGCGATGACCTGGCGGCGAAGACGAAGAAACTTCAGCAACTCATCGGGGCGGACCAATGACGGACCTTCAACAGATGCGCGAAGCCGCCAACGCGGCGGTCGATGCAGCGACAAAGGCGCTTGAACTCGCGCGCGGGCTTGTCTCGCGTATCGACGCGCTGGAAGCCCGCGAAACGCCAGCGGGCAAGGATGGCGGCATCGGCCCGAAAGGCGATCCGGGCGAGCCGGGGCGGAACGGTCTAGACGGTAAGGACGGGAAGCCCGGCATCAACGGAAAAGACGGCGCGCCGGGGGCTGATGGCCGGGACGGCGTCGACGGCAAGGACGGCGCGCCGGGGCGGGATGGCCGGGACGGCAAGAACGGCGTCGACGGCAAGCCGGGACAGGACGGCAAGGACGGCCCGCGCGGCGAAGCCGGGGCGGATGGCGCGCCCGGTCGCGACGGCGTCAACGGGAAGGACGGGAAGGACGGCGTGAACGGCAAAGACGGGAAGCCGGGCATCAACGGAAAAGACGGCAAACCGGGCCGCGACGGAGATCCGGGTGCGCCGGGGCTGGAAGATATCGAACTGACGAACTACGCACCGTCGCTAGACGGATCGGACGACTTGCGCATACTTCGCGCGCGGATCGGGACTGATATCGTCGACTTCATCGTGAAACGGTAAAGGGGCCAGCCATGTCCGCCATTCTCATGTTCGACCGTCGCGGGCGCGTGATGCACTCGCGTTACACGATGAAGCGCGACAAGACGCGCGGCGAAATCTTCCTGTATGGACCCATCGGGGCGAGCTTTTGGGATGAAGGGGCGGTCAGCGCCGGGCAGTTCCAGAAAGACCTTCGCGCACTCGGCAAGGTCGAACAGATCGACCTTCGCATCAACTCGCCGGGCGGAAGCGTCTTCGACGGTCAGGCGATGGGCGCGCTGCTGAAGCAACACGCCGCGACGAAGACGGTCTATGTCGACGGCGTCGCCGCATCCGCCGCCGCCACGCTGGCGATGGCCGGGGATGAAATCATCATCGCGGAAGGCGCGTTTATGATGATCCACAATGCGAGCGGGATGGCGTTCGGCGACGCGAAGGAAATGGAGCGGATGGCCGGACTGCTTCGCACCGTGAACGATGAAGTCGCGAAGCAGTACGCCGACCGCGCAAAGATGAAAGTCGCCGACGTTCTCGACATGATGGACGCGGAGACATGGATGACCGCCGATGATGCGGTCGCCAAGGGCTTCGCGGACAAGGTCGCGAAGGGCCAGAAAGTCACGAACATGATTTCCGACAGCACCGGGTTCAAAAACATTCCCGGCGCGCTGAAGGAAAGGCCGAACCGGGTCCGCGCGGCGGCAATGCTAGCCTCTATTCGACGCTAGCGATTTGCGGCATAAGGGCGGCTCGTTTCGACAGGGACGGGTTTTCCGCCAGTCAAAAAGGAAGGGGCTACATATGAAAGTCATCGACGGTTTCGGTCTGGCGGTTGCTTCGGCGCGTCAGACTGCCACGGCGGCAGCGGCAAAGCTGTTCCGCTCGCATCTGCTGGGGGGTTCTGGTCTTCCGCTGATCCTGATGGGGCCGACGTCGGACCCGCTTCAGCGGCTTCGCGATCAGCTTCAGGAAGCGACTTCCGACATGGAAGCCATCACGCAGGAAGCCGACGACGGCTACCGCGACCTGACGCCGGAAGAACTCGCTTCGATCACCGAACTTTCGCAGAAGTGCGACAACCTGCGGACGCAGATCGCGGCGCGCGAAACCATCGCGAACGCGGCCGGCGGCGGCGGCGGTCGCAAGACTGCGCCGGGCGGCGGCGGCGGCGACAAGCGCGTCGCGCCGACCGTGAAGGACAGCGCCCGCTGGGGCTTCAAGTCCATGGGCGAATTCGCGCTCGCCGTGCGTCAGGCTTCCATTCGTCCCGACGCCATGGACGCGCGCCTGACGAACGTCGCCACGACCTACGGAAACGAAGGCGTTGGCGCTGATGGCGGCTTCGCCGTCCCGCCGGAATTCCGCCGGGAAATCTGGACGAAGGTCATGGGCGTCGAGAACCTGTTCTCGCGCGTGACGCAGCTTGTGACTGCGAGCAACAGCCTGACCTTCCCGAAAGACGAAACGACCCCGTGGGACACGACGAAGGGCGTTCAGGTCTTTTGGGAAAGCGAGGCGGGCCAGATCGCGCAGTCGAAGCCCGCGCTGGGGACGGAGTCCATGCGGCTGAACAAGCTGACCGGGCTTGTCCCGATCAGCGAAGAACTGTTGCAGGACGCGCCGGGCATCGAAAGCTGGCTGCGCGCGAAAGTCCCGACGAAGATGGCGGCCAAGCTGAACCGCGCCATCGTGCGCGGGACCGGCGTCGGTCAGCCGATGGGCATCCTGAACTCGGGGTCGCTCGTTTCGGTCGCGAAGGAAGGGTCGCAAGGCCCGGATACCATCTGGTACAAGAACATCGTGAACATGTGGAGCCGCCTCGCGGGCGAGCTTCGCGGCAATTCCGTCTGGCTGGTCAATCAGGATATCGAACCGCAACTCTACACGATGCAGTTCGCGCCGGGTTCGTCGACGCCGGTCCCGGTCTATCTTCCCGCCAACGGCGTGAGCGGTTCGCCGTTCGCGACGCTGATGGGCCGCCCGGTCATCCCGGTTCAGGCTTGCTCGACCCTTGGCGACAAGGGCGATATCATCCTGACCGACCTGTCCCAATACTTCGGACTGACGAAGGGTCAGGACATTCAGACCGACGTGTCCATGCACTTCTTCTTCGATCAGGCGCTGATGGCTTTCCGCTTCATCCTGCGCATCACGGGTCAACCGGCGTGGGGTTCGGTCATCACCCCGGAGAACGGCGTCAACACGCTGTCCTGGGCCGTGACCCTCGACGAACGGACCTAATCGCCCGCCGCCGCCGCCGCCTCGAAAGGGGCGGCGGACTGGCGACGAAAACCGGAAACAGGGACTAGAGAAGGGACTGCCAACATGAACCAACTTCTGACGGAAAAAGTGCAGATCGCATCGGGCTTCGTCCCGATTTCGATGGCTGCGGGCGCGAACGCTGGCGACTGGGTCAGCCTGAAGAACTTTCTTCGCTGCGCCATCGTGTTCTTCAAGGCCGCTGGCACGGCGGGAGACGACCCGGTCATCACGCTGCTTCAGGCGACGTCTGTCGCCGGTTCGAATTCGAAGGCGCTGAACTTCACGCGCATCGACAGCAAACAGGGCGCCGCCCTGACCGCCATCGGCCAGTTCACGAAGACCGAACAGGCGGCGGGGAACACCTATTCGAACCTGACGCTGGCCGAAACGCAGGCGATCATCGTTATCGATATCAAGGCCGAAGACCTCGATATCGACAACGGCTTCGACTGCCTTCAGGCGAGCGTTGCCGACGTCGGCACGAACGCGCAAATCGGCGGGCTGCTTTACCTGCTGCATGACCCGAAGTTCGTCGACGAGGCGGGCCTTCTGCCGTCGGCCATCGCCAACTAAGTTCGCCGGGGCGCTTGGGGCGAAGCGGGCGGGGATCGGTCAGGGCTGGCCGGTCCCCGTCTTTTTTCAGCAAAGGGAGACATGACAATGTTCGTAAAGTTCGACGTGACGAAGGTCACGAAGGAAGCAAATCCGCAGACCTTCGAAGCTGGCGAATGCTATGACATGCCAGCGGCGTCCGGCTTCCGCTGGATCAAGCGCAACGTCGCGCATGAAATCAGCGAAGCCGAATACAAGGAACACAAGGCGGCGGCCCGCTCGAAATCGAAGCGGACGAAGCCGCCCGCCGCCGAAGGCGCTGGCGCGCCCGATCCGACGAAGACCGGCGGCGCTGGCGAAGGCGCTGGCGCTGGCGGGGGCGGGGCCGGGGGAAACGGCTAGGACCGCCCGCGACCGCAATCCCCGGCCTTCCATGGGCCGGGGAGACGGCCTTCGTCGTCTGCGGCGGTCCATCCCTGAAAGGCTTCGACCTGGCGCAGCTTCGCGGACGCGGGCGCGTGATCGCAATCAACGCGGCAGGCTATGCGGTCCCATGGGCGGACCTTCTGCTGTTCATCGATCACACTTTTTTTCAGGCTCACTCGCATATGGTCCGCGCGTTCGACGGCGCGGTCTGGACCCTGTCGCGCAAGACACATGCGGATCACCCCGAAATTCCCCGCCTGATGATGGCAGGCGAACCGCTGCTTGGCGCTGGCGAGCATCCAATCCGCATGAGTGCGAACAGCGGACAGACCGGACTCGCCACGGCAATCTCCCTTGGGGCGAAGCGCGTTGTTATGCTCGGCTTCGACTATAAACTCGCGCCGGACGGGGCGTCGCATAGCCATCCGCACTATGGGGGACCGAACAAGAAAGCCGTGGGCGATCACTGGCTGGATTTCATAAAGGGCTGGGGCCAACAGGCGCGCGCCGCCGGGGTCTTCGTTCTGAACGCCAGCCCGGACAGCGCCATCGATGAATTTATGAAGTGCGCGCTAGGGACGCTGTTCGATGAACTTCAAGGAAGCTGACGGAGATCCGCTTCAACACGCGGGGACGTGGGCGGGCGAACGTGTCGTCGTCATCGCGACCGGGCCAAGCCTTCACGGCGACGACCTAGACATGGCGGCGGAACATCAGCGACGCGGGAACGTCAGGCTGATCGGCGTCAATGACGCTTACATGTTCCTTCCGAACGACTGCTTTTCGATCCTCTACGCGGCCGATCCGCCATGGTGGAAGCTGCACGACGGCGTCCCGCTGTTCCAGGCTCGCAAGATTGTTCAGAACCGCAACGGCGGGCGACAGGTCGCGAAGCAGTTCGGACTCGAATGCGTGACCTGCCGCGACGGGGAAAAGCCGTCGACCGATCCGGCCTGGATAGCGTCGGGATGGCATTCGGGATTTCAGGCGGTCAACATCGCGGCGCTGATGGGGTCGCGCGATATCATCCTTCTAGGCTTCGACTGCCAGAAAGGGCTGTCGGGCAAGTCGCATTATTTCGGGGAACACCCCGCAAGCATCGCGCGGGCTTCGCCCTATCCGCTGTTTGCGGCGTCGTGGGACAAGGCCGCCCCACACTATGAAGCGGCCGGCGTGAAGATCACGAACAGCACAAGGCGCACGGCGATAAAATCGCTTCCGCGCCGTCGATTGGAAGGGGCTTTGAATGCGAACTAATCAGGACAGACCGCCGACGTTCAGCGGGAACCGCGCCAGTCAGATGACCGGCGAACTGAACGGGCTAATCCATCTGGCGCAGTATCACGGCTGCATGTCCTACATGGAAATCGGATCGCGCCACGGCGACACGTTTCACGCCATCATGTCGGAACTTCCACCGGGCGCGAAAGGGCTGGCGCTTGACCTGCCGGGCGGACTTTGGGGGACGGTCGACAGCCGGGCATTCCTCGAGCGTGCGATGCACTCGATAAACCAGACGGGACGCAAGGCGGCTTGCCTCATCGGCGACAGCCAGTCCGACGACATGGTCGCGCAAGTCGACGCATGGCGGCGCGGCCATGAAATCGCGGGGCCGTTCGACCTGATCCTGATCGACGGCGACCATCGCCTTCCGGGGGTCACGCGCGATTGGGAAAACTATTCGCCCATGGCGCGGTTCGTCGCCTTTCACGACATTGTCGGCGAAGGGCAAATCGAAAGGCGGGACGGAAACCCGGTCGAAGTCCCTATCCTGTGGCGCAGCCTGAAGGCCAAGAGCCCGGCGGCGTGCGTCGAGTGGATCGCGCCGAAGTCGACGATGGGGATCGGCGTCGTCGACGTCGAAGCCTTCTATGGGGCGACGGCGTTCGCGAAGTTTGCGGAGGCGCTGGCCTGATGGATACGATTTGCATCGTCGCCAACGTCGACGCGCCGCATCAGATCGAAGCCGCGCGGCAATTGGGCGAAGGCGTTCGCCGCCACGGTCTGCGCGCGACGACCGTCTGCGGCCAGCTATCGCTTCCGCGCGCCGACGTCTTCGCGTGCTGGGGCTGGCGCAACGGTCAGGCGCTGAAAGCCAAAACGAAGCGACCCGTCCTGGTCATCGAACGCGGATATATTGGCGATCGCATGTTATGGACGTCGCTTCATTGGGACGGCCTGAACGGACGCGGTCGCTTCTACTGTCCGCCCGATCAGGGCGACCGCTGGCGGGCCATCCGCGAAGCCTTGCCGCGCCCGGCCCTCCCGCGCCCCACGGGGCGGCGCGAGGGGCTCGCCGTCATCATGGGGCAGGTCAAAGGCGACATGTCGATTGCTGGCGTCGATATCGATGAATGGTATTTGAAGGCGGCGGCGGCGGCGCGCAGTCAGGGACTGACCCCGCTGTTCCGACCGCATCCGCTCGCGCGCCAGCGGTCGCCGACGTCGCTTCGACTGGCGTCCGACATGATCGCGCTAGACAACCTGACGGGGACGCTGGATCGCGCGGCGGCGGTCTATGCCTACAATTCCAACAGCCTGACGGACGCGGCGATGGCGGGCGTCCCGATCACATGCGGCGACCGTGGGGCGGTTACGTGGATGATCGGCGGGCAGGGACTGGAAGCCGCGCCGAAGCTGGACGACAGGACCGAATGGCTTCACCGCATGGCTTGGCGGCAATGGCTTCCCAGCGAAATCGAATGCGGCGATGCTTGGGCGGCGATCAGCAACGCGAGGCAGGAAGGGAACGAATATGTCCGGCATCACTAGCGACCCCGATCAGGGCAACAGGGCCAACGTATGCGTCCGCATAGATGGGCCAGCCGCCCCCGTCATCACGCTTGAACAGGCTCGCCAGCACTTGCGTCTAGACGCCATCGGCTCCCCGCCCGCCAATATCGACGATGAACTCGTTCAGGGCTTCACGCAGTCCGCGACCGATGACCTTGACGGATGGATGGGCGACCTTGGGCGGGCGCTGATCGAACAGACTTGGGAATATCGCGCGCCCTACTTCGCCCCGTGCGAAATGCTGATCCCGCTTCCGCCGCTGGTATCCGTGACGTCCGTCAAATATCTCGACGCGGCCGGCGCGGAACAGACCCTCGCGCCTTCCGCCTACCGGGTCCGGCTTGGCGGCCAGACGCCGGGGGCGATAGTCCTGAACGCGGGCGAAGTCTGGCCGCAGACATACGAAGCGGAAGACGCCGTCCGCATCCGTTTCGTCTGCGGCTATGGGGCCGACGGCGACGCGGTCCCCGGCAACATCAAAAGCTGGATCAAGCTTCGGCTGGGGCAGCTATACGAACACCGCGAAGCCGTCATCGCGGGGACGACGTTCGCGCCAATGCCGTTCATGGACTCGCTCATTGATCGCTATCGGGTTCGGAGGGTCTGGCAATGAGAGCGGGCAAACTCGACAGACGCATCACCATCGAAGTCCGGGCCGCTGGCTCGCCCATGCCCAAGGATGAATTCGGCGAATCGATTTATTCCTGGTCGACGTTCGCCGAAGTGTGGGCGACGAAAAAGGACGTGACTTCGCGGGAGCGGTTCGCGCCGATCACGTCGCAAGTCATCGCCGACGTGGACACGGTTTTCTCAACGCGCTGGTTTCCGCTTGGCGCTGAAGTGCAGGCCGACACGCATCGCATTCGCTACGCCGAACGGCTCTACAATATCGTCGGCGTCGCAGAAATCGGGCGGCGTCAGGGTCTGGAAATTTCGACGACGGCGCGCGCCGAAGAAAAAGTCGGTTAGCGAGATCCAAGCATGGCCGACAAGTTCACGATGAAGATGGAAGGGGCGAAGGAACTCGAGGCGGGTCTGCTAGAGCTTGGCCGGTCGCTTGGAATTCGCGTCCTGAAGCGCGCGCTTATCAAGGCAGGCCGCCCCGTCGCCGAAGCCGGGGCGGCGAACCTTCGTCGCCAGATCAAATCGAAGTCGGGCCTGTTGCTGGAAGCGGGCGGCGCGGTCTTCACGTCGGACAAGCTGTCGAAGAACCAGAAGCGCGGGCGGCGCAGGTTCAAGGGCGGCGCGGAAGTCTTCGTCGGCCCGTATCGCGCGCGTCACGCGCATCTGATCGAATTCGGAACCGGGCCGCGCCGCACGAAGTCAGGGGCGTATCGCGGCGCGCTGCGCCCGCGCCCCTACATGCGCCCGGCTTGGGATCAGGAAGGGCCGGGGACGCTCGATATCCTGGCGAAAGAACTGCGCGCGGAAATCGAAGCGGCACGCGCGCGGATCGCAAAGAAAGCGGCCCGCCTCGCGAAGCAAAGGGGCTGAACATGGAACGGGCAATCATCGCGATACTGTCGACGTCCCCGGCAACGTCTGCGGCCGACCGCATCTATCCGGGGGAGCTTCCGCAAAAGCCGACATTCCCGGCCATCGTCTATCATCAGATATTCGACTCGTCGGACTACACGCACGACGGGCCGGATGGCGTGAAGCGCGCGCGGTTTCAAATCGACTGCATGGCCGAACGCTACGCCGACGCCGTTGCGCTGAAGGCGCAGGCGCTGGCCCGCCTGTCGGGTTTCAAGGGAAACGTGGAAGTGGGATCGCCCGCGACGACTGTCCGGGTCCAAGGGGTATTCCACGAAGGCGGGTCAGATGATACCGCTTCCGAGATGCTGAACGCCGGACCCCGCGTCAGGCTGAAGCGTTTCGAAGTGCAATGTTTTTTCAGGGGCTAATGGAAGGGGCTAACAATGACCGAAGCTACTATCGCATACGGAACGCTTTTGCAGTTTGGCAACGGCGCTTCGCCAGAAGTCTTCACGACCGTCGCCGAAGTCGTGAACATCACCGGGCCGGGCATGTCGCGCGAACTGCCGGACGCGACACACATGCAGTCGCCGGGCGGCTGGCGTGAATTCATCGGCGGGCTGAAGGACGCGGGCGAAATCTCGCTCGAGTGCAATCACCTTCCGAACAACGTCACGCAGAACGCGACGCAGGGCCTGCTGTCGTTCTTCGCGTCCGGGGCCAAGAAAAACTGGCGGCTGGTCTTCCCGGTTTCGCCTGCCGTCGCGTGGGATTTCGCGGCTGTCCTGTCGGCCTTCGAACCGGACTTCCCGGTCGACGACAAGATGATGCTGTCCGCGACGCTGAAGGTGTCCGGCGAGCCTCAGTTCCTCGACGCCTAAGATCCAGTAACACACACGGAAGACACCCATGGCAGTCCCTACACGCCCCGCTTCGGCGGCGCAGTTCATCACCATCGGCGAACAGACCTACACGCTGACCTTCAGCGTCGTCGCGATGGCCGCCCTGCAAGATCACTATGGCCTGAAGTCGCTGACCGAAGTCGGCGAAAAACTTCGCGGCATGACGAACGCCACGCTTGAAGACATGGTCGTCATGTTCTGGGCGGCGTTGCGCCGCTACCATCGCGACCTGACGCTTGATGATGCTTGGAGCTTGGCCGACGACGCCGGGCCGCAGATGCTGGCGCAGGCGCTGATCAAGGCGGCGGCTGGCGCGACGCCGCCACCCGGCAAGGGCAAGGCGGGAGCGGCGGCAGCGGCCCGCCCTACCACTGGACGGTCGACGAAGTCCTAGAGCTAGGTCAGACTCTAGGCTGGCGACCGTCCGACGTTTGGAACTCGACGCTTCGTGAAATCGCGAATGCCGTGCGCGCCGATGAAAAGGCGCGCAAACGCGAATTCAAGGATGCGCTTCAGATCGCTTGGCAAAATGCCAATTGGGTCCGCGCGAAGAAACAGCCGACATGGGAACGGGTTTCGCGCCAGTATCGCGTCGCGCCGCCTGACCGCTCGCCCGGCGAATTGCTCGAAATTGCGAAACAGCTTAATGCGGCTTTCGGCGGGAAGGACTTGCGGAAGAAAAAAGGGGCGTAGGGCATGGCTGGCGCAATCATCGGCGCGCTTCGGGCTGAACTTTCAGCTTCGGTAGCGCAGTTCGAAAAAGACCTCGCCCAAGGATCGAAGGCGGTCAAAGGGTTCGCCGACAACTTCGACAACGCCGGGAAGGCGCTTGCCAGCGCCGGGGCGAAAATGTCGCTGGCGATCACCGCGCCCTTCATCATCTTCGCCAAGGGCGCCACTGACGCCGCCCGCGACGCCGAAGAACTTCAGTCCAAGTTCAATTACACGTTCTCGGCTATCGGGACGGACATGAACAAATGGGCGGAGGAAACCGGCGACAGCATGGGCCGGTCCACGCAGACGATGCAGGACTTGGCGTCGTCGTTCGGCCTGCTGTTCAACAAGGCCGCGCCGACCGCGCAGGCGGCGGGCGAAATGTCGAAAGAGTTTTCCCAACTCGCGCTTGACCTGTCGTCGTTCTTCAACGTGACGGAAAGCGAGGCGCTGGAAAAACTGCGGTCTGGTCTTGTCGGACAGGCCGAACCGTTGCGCGCCTTCGGCGTGTTCCTGAATGCGGCTGACGTCGAAGCGCGCGCGCTTCAGATGGGACTCGCCGCGACGTCGAAGGAACTGACCGAACAAGACAAGATCATGGCGCGCGCGAACATCATCATGGAACAGACGAAGGTCGCGCAAGGCGACCTGGCGCGCACGGCGGACTCGGCTGCGAACCAGCAACGCAAGCTGAAAGAGGAAATGGACGAACTGTCCGTCGAAATCGGCCAGATGCTGCTTCCGCTTCTGACGCAGCTTGTGAAATGGCTGACTGACGTCGTCGACTGGTTCAAATCGCTGGACCCGGAAATGCAGAAGACCATCGTGACGATTGCGGGCGTCGCCGCCGTCATTGGTCCGTTGCTCATTGTGCTGGGCGGGATGGCGACCGGCATCGCGGCAATCATCCGTCTGGTTCCCGCCATCGTCGCGGGGATCAAGGCTGTCGGCGCGGCGGCGCTGACTTCAAGCGGCCAGCTTTCAGGCATGTCGAAGGCGATGCTGGCGCTAGCTGCGGCCCCGCTGGTCTTCGAAGGCGGGAAGAAAATCGGGAACGACTTGGGGCATCAGCTTGGGCTGCTTCAAGCCAGCCTGAAGTTCGGAATTTCGATGGAGGAAGCCGAACGGCTTTACCAGAAGGCAATCGCTGAACGCGGACAGAAGCTGAAGGATGCGGCGGCTGCGGCTGTTCTGGCGGAAGCCGAAAAGGCGGCGGCCGAACAGAAGGCAATCGAGGAAAAGGAAGCGGCGGCGCAAGCGGCGTTCGTCGCCGAAATGAAACGCATTCAGGACGAAGCGGATGCGGCGGCAGCGGCGGCGGCGGCGAAGGCGCTGGCGACGAAAGCGCAAGCCGACCTGGAAGCAGAAATCGCGCGGCAGGAAGGCGAATATGAACGAGAGCGGCAGGCCGCCGAAGACAAGTGGAACGACGACTTTGATCGCAAATGGCAACAGGGCGCATATGCGCCGGACCCCATGGACGACATGGGGCCGGACACGCTTCCGTTCGATGACCTTGCGGCGCAGACGGACCTTGTCGCGCTGACGCTGGCAAACCTTCCCGTGTTCGAAGTCGCCGAAGACTTCACGATGCTGTCGGACGCCGTCGACATGTCCGTTCAGGCGCTGGGGGCGATGATTATGAACGGGGGAAGCGCGGGCGATATCGTCAAGCGGCTGGCGCAAGAGCTTCTCCAGATGACGCTACTTGGCCCGGCGCTTCAGGGCATGGCGGCATCCATCAAAGGCTTCCTTGGGATCGGCGCGGGCGGCGACGGCAGCGGCGGCGGAAGCTTCCTGAACGGGATCGGGAACGCCATCGGCAACTTTTTCGCAGGCGGCTTCGCTGAAGGCGGAACCATCCCGCGCGGCCAGTGGGGCATCGTGGGCGAGAACGGCCCGGAACCGGCGTTTGCAGGATCGGGCGACCTTCAGGTATTCCCGAACGGATCGGGCGGCGGCAACAGTCAGGTCTTCAACATCACGACGAAGGACGCCGACAGCTTCCGCAGGTCCGAACGTCAAATCGCCCGCGACGCCCGTCGCCGGATGCAACCGCAAAGCTAGGGACGCCCATGGCGCGCTTCATCGATCAGTATGCACCGCCGGAAATGAATTCGTTCGGCTGGATTTCCTCGCCCATGTTCTCGACGCAGATCACGCAAAGCGACAGCGGCGCGGAACAGGCCAACAGGCGCTGGCTTCATCCGCTGCGGAAGTTCATCAGCCCGGACGCCATTCGGGAACATAACATTTTCGAAGCCGTCAAAGCGCACTGGCTGGTCATGGGCGGCCCGGCGCATACATGGCCGATCCGAGATCCTACTGACTTCGCATCCGCCGAACTTGAAGCGATGAACGTCGCGCCGACACTCGACCGCGAAGACCAATTGATCGGCACGGGCAACGGCGCGCAGACGCAGTTTCAACTCGTGAAGACCTACACGCGCGGCAGCGTCGACTATGTCCGCCCGATCCATCTTCCCGTGACGTCGTCCGTAATCGTCGGCGTGGCCGGCGCGGACCCGGCGACGTTCTCGCCCCCGCTGGCTTGGAGCGTGTCGCGCTATGGCGGCGTCGTCACCTTCGCCAGCCCGCCGCCGAACGGCGCGGCGATCACGGCGGGCTTCCTGTTCGATTGCGAAGTCCGCTTTGAAAGCGACGACACGTTTGAAGGCGTCGTGAAAAGCTATCGCGTCGCCGGGTTCGCGGATATTCCGCTTGTCGAAGTCAGAGCTTGCTAGGGAAGGGCTGAACAATGCTGCTTGGAATTGACGGGTTCGACCATTACGGGACTTCGACGGCGGCCATGCTTGCGGGGGCATGGTCTTCGCTTTCGAACACGGCCCCATCGACAGCCAATCCGCGAAACGGAACGCACGCGCTGCGGCTATCTTCGACAAACCCGCAATGCCGCCGGGCGATCCTTCAGGGCGTGCAATCGGTCATCGGCTTGGGGGCGGCGTTTCGAACGGTAAGTCTGCCGACGTCAAACCCGATCATGCTCACAACCTGGGCGACCGGCGCGAACGCGGCCATGTGTTCGCTATGCGTTTCGTCGACAGGCGCGCTTGAAATCAGGCAGGGCGTTTTCAACTCGACGCTGCTTGCGTCGTCCGACCCGGTCTTCACCGCGAACGAATACAATCATATCGAAGCCAAATACACTTTCGCGGGCGCGTCGGGCGCTGTCGAAGTGAAGCGGAACGGCGTCACTGTTCTGGACGCGACGAACATCAACATCGGCGCGGCGGCGACGGCGGCGCAATTCCGCATCGAACTTCCCACGGGCCACGGCGTCACAAGCTTGGACGTCGATGACCTGTATTGGTGGAACGATGAAGGTTCATTCAATAACGATTTCCTTGGCGACCGCGTCGTCGCTTTGCTGAAGCCCAATCAGGACACGGCGGAAAGCGACTGGACGCGCAACGCCGGGTCGAACGATTACGAAGCCATCGACGACGCGGCCCCTGATGACGATACGACGTATGTCGAAGCGACTGCGCCGGGGGACGTTTCGGAATACGGGCTTGAAACCCTGCCGTCCGAAGTCGTCACCGTGACGGCGGTCATGACCTACGCTTGGGCGAAGAAAACGGACTCGGGACTTGGGACGATCCGAACGTCGCTGGTTTCGTCGGATATCGGGTCGCCGCTCGCGCCTGCGGTCGCGGCTGGCGAAGACCACGCCATCGGCGAAAACTATGGCTATCACCTCGACATTTTCGAAACCGATCCGGCGACGGGCGCCCTTTGGACGCCGTCGGCGCTGAACGCGGCGCTGGCTCGCCTGTCGCGCATCGCATAGGGAGCCGGGGCCATGGCTGGCGACGTCATCCTTGTAACGAAGACCATCCTCGCCCCCAGCGCCACGGGGGCGCAGGCGTATTCAATGCCGTCCGAACTAGGCGGCAAGACGCCGAAGGCGTTGCTGGTCTTCTGCGGCGGCGGCGTCAATGCCGGAAACGTGGGCGGCGGCGACTTCATCAACTTCTGTGGGGGGATGACCGTCAACGGCGGAAACCAGTCCTACAACGCGATGACGTCGGACGACGCGGTCAACTCGACGAACACGATTTCCGAATGGGGCAGCGATGCAATCTGCACGACCGCCGACAGTGGAAACGGAAACATGCGCTGCACGGTCAGCGCATGGTCGGCAGACGGCTTCACGCTGAATTGGACGACGCTTGTCGTGGGCGCGCGGCTTATGCCCGTTGTCGTCGTCATCATCGCGGGCGACGATGCTGCGGCCTACACGGACAACGTCAGCCTCGGCACGGGGACGTCCGCTATCGATATCACCGCGCCGAACTTTCAGCCGGACCTTGTGCTGTTCCTCGGCTGTCAGACGGCGAACGCATCATCGACCCACGGCGACGGCGCGGCCTTCGGGATCGGCGCGGCGACCCCGACGCAACAGCGTTGCATGGTATAGGGCGAGAACGACGCGGTCGCTTCCGGCGGTCAGCCCTGTTCGCAAGTCCGCGATGATTGCGCATGGATGGGCATCACGCGCACGACCGGCGCGGCGGGTTACACGGTCCAATGCGACACGTTCGACAGCCAAGGTTTTTCGCTAACCCCCAGCGCGTCGGCGACGAACCATCGTCTGTCATACATGGCCCTCGACCTGGACGGCCTCGGCGTGTCGCTGATGGACCTAGTGACGGAGACAGTGACCGGGAACAAGGCTTACACGGGCGTCGCTTTTCAACCGGCCTTCGGCCTGCTTGCCATGTCGAACATGGCGAACCTGAACACGGCTTACTTCAACCAGATCGAAGCCGTCGGGATTGTCGTCGGCGCGTTCGACAGGTTCGGAAATCAGGCAAGCCATGGGATCACCGAAGACGACACGGCTGATCCGACAAACAACAAACAGCGGACGGACGCGACGCATGTCCTGCAAGCGCCGAACAGGACTGACGTCGCCGCCACACTGGCGAACATTATCAGCATTGAAAGCGACGGCTTCACGCTCAATTATTCGGCGGTCAACGGTAACGCGCAACGCGGGTTTATAATCCTTGTCGAAGGCCCGCCGCCGGTCCCCGCCGCTGGCGCGCGCGTCAGCCAGCTTGCATCGCTCGCGTTGTCGGAAGTCGACGCCGACCTGCGAACCAGCCAGCTTGCCGCGCTCGCGCTGGGGGAAGTCGAAGTCGAAGTCCGGGCGAGCCAGCTAGTCGTTCTGGTCCTAGGTGACTTGGGCATCCCGACGCGCGTCAGCCAGCTTGCATTCCTGGCGCTGGTCACTAGCTCCCCGTGTCTTACCCGTCGCTGTCGCCTCTGGAAATTGACCCGTCTAGACGGAACCGTGTTCGCCTACACGGATCACGACCGCGACCTGACCGTGGAAGGCGTGACCTATAAACAGTGCGCGTCGCTTATGAGCTCGGCAACGCAGACCGCATCCGAAGCCGACGCCGTCGGGGATACGCAACTGACGGGCATCCTGTCGGACGATGACATAACCGAGGCGGACCTGTTCGCGGGCCGCTTCGATGGCGCGACCATCGAAATCTTCGAAACGTCGTGGGATCAGACGACGGACCCGATGACGACGCGGCGACTTGCGGCCGGCATCACCGGGCCAGCCAAGCAGGGCGAAGGACGCTTCACGGTCGACGCCCTGTCCTATGGCGCGCTGATCGCACAAAAGGCGCTGTTGCAGACTGTCACGCCGCATTGCCGGTTCGCCCTGTATGACAGCCGCTGCGGCCTGTCGCGCGCGGCCTTCCTCGAAACCGGAACCGTGACGTCCGTCCCCGCGCTGAACGCTTTCACGCAAGCGAACTTCCGTCGGTTCACGGACAGCGCACGAACCGAAAGCGGCGACTATTTCGCGATTGGAAAACTGACATGGACGACGGGTCCGAACGCGGGGCTGTCGTCGGAAGTGAAGGCGTTCGCCAGCGGCCAGTTCCTTCTGTGGGAGCCGTTGCCGTATGCGATCAGCATCGGCGATGAATACGAAGTCGCGCCGGGTTGCGACTTCCTGAAGCCGACGTGCGTTGGCAAGTTCAACAACTTCGTAAACTTCGGCGGCTTCCCCGACCTGCCCGGAACGGACGCCATCATTCGCAGCCCGGACGCCAAGCAATGACGCCAGCCATGCGCGCCGCCATCGTCGCCGAAGCCCGCGAATGGATCGGGACGCCCTACCGTCATCAGGCTTATCTGAAGGGCGTCGCCTGCGATTGCTGGGGCCTTGTGCGCGGCGTCGGCGAAGCCCTGTCGATCATCAACGTCGACCCGCATCGCTTCGCGCGCTTCCGTTCCTATGCGCGACTCCCGAACCCGAAGAAAATGGGCGAGGGTCTGGCGACCTTCCTAGATCCAGTGGCGAAGGAAGACGCCGGGCCGGGCGACGTCGTCTGGCTGGCGTGGCGACCGGAAGTCCCGATGCACTTGGGCATCCTTGCCGAACACAACGGCGCGCCTTCGCTGATCCACGCCGAAGGGCTGGTCGGGCGGACGACTGAACTGGCTATCGGCCCCGACCTGGCTGCGCTATTCCATTCGTTCTTCCGTTATCCGGGGTCGCTGTCATGGTCGAATTCGTCGCACAAATAGCAATCTCGGCGCTGGTCAACGCCGGTATCAACGCCATTTTTCCGACACGGATCGAAGGCCCGCGCCTGTCGAACCTTCGCGCGCAAAAGTCGACCTATGGCGCGCCCATCCCGAAACTGTGGGGACCGAACCCGCCACGCGCAGCGGGGAACATCATCTATTCGAGCGGGCTTGTGGAGCGGAAGCGCAAGCAGTCTTCGAAGGGCAAAGGCAAGCAGTCCGCCACGACCTACACCTATTCGACGAACATCGCCGTTCTTCTGGCCGATGGACGGACGGAAGGGCTTCGCCGGATTTGGGCGAACGGAAAGCTTATGTTCGACCGCGACACGTATGCGGGAACGATCACCGGCCCGACGTCCGATTATGGAATGCAGGCGATAGACGGAACGACGAAGGGACAGGTCTGGTTTCGCATCACCTATTATCAGGGGACGGCGGTTCAGACCGTGAACCCCTATCTCGAGAGCGCCTTGGGCGTTGGCAACACGCCCGCTTATAGACACTCGACCTATGTCGTCATCGAAGGGCTTCAGCTTGCGGACTATGGCAACACGCTTCCGCAACTCGAATTCGAACTCGAGGGAGACGCCGCCGCAACGCTGGGGGACGTCGTCGACGACATTGTGCAGACCTGCGGCGCGCCCGGCGTCGTCGGCAAGGCGGGAACGCCAATGGTCCGGGGCTACATGCTCGCATCGGAAAGCAAGGCGTGGGACGCGCTGAAGCCGCTGCTTGCGGCGTATGCCTATGACGTCGCCGACCATGGCGGACAGCTTCGGTTGCAGCGTCGCGGACAAGGCATGTCCGGTTCGCTCGAGCGTGATTTGCTGGGGGTTCAGTCCTATCCGCGCACGCCGGGCGACGTCGTCGTTCTTGAACGGATGGAAGACCGCGAACTCCCGCTTGAAACGACCGTGACCTTCGCCGATGCGAACCGGGATTATCAGCCGAACGCAGTTCAGTCGCGTCGGCAGATCGGGACGGCGCAGACGAAGACGACGGCGGACCTTCCGCTGACGCTGACGACGGATGAAGCGGTCAACATCGCGGACAGGATTTCGTTCGATCAGCATTCGTCGCGGCGAACCGTGAAGTTCGCAGGCTCGCGCCGCCACGCCCACGTCCTGCCGGGCAAGACTTACGGCATCCCGGTTCCTACGCGGCCTTACATGCCGTTTCGCATCCTGCGGAAGACCGAAGGCAATGACGGGGTCATTGAATTCGAAGGCAGCTATGAAGACGGCGAAATCTACACAAGCACGCGTCCAGGTGCAGAGAGTGACATTCCCACGAACGAAGTCACCGAAGCGGGAACGACGACGCTGCTTCTGATCGACGCGCCCATGCTGGACTCGGAAGACGACGACACGGGATTTTATTGGGGGGCGACCGGCGCGGCGTCGGGCTGGCGCGGCGCGAACATCTTCAGGTCATCGGACGGCGGGGCGAGCTATTCGCAGATGGCGGCGACCGGCGTCCCTGCCGTTCTCGGGACGGTCGCGCTCGCCCTGGCGGCTGGCCCTGCCGATTTGTGGGACTATGCGAACACGATCAGCGTCGAGCTTGTGAACGACAGTGACGAACTCGAAAGCGTGACGGAAGACGCTGCCCTGAACGGGGCCAACGCCTTCTGGCTTGGCGACGCAAGCGGACAGGACGGGGAAGTCATTCAGTTCACGACGGCGGTTCTGACGTCGCCCGGCGTCTATTCGCTGTCGGGTCTGCTGCGCGGCCGGCGCGGGACCGATCACGCCATCGGCTCCCATGGGACCAATGAATTCTTCATGTTGATCGAACCCGACACGCTGGAACGCCAGAACTTCGGCGCGGGGGATTGGAACAAGGAACGGGCCTATAAGCCGGTCTCGCTGCTGACCGATATCGACGACGTCGCGCCGCAGAACTTCACGAACGCGGGCGAACGCAAGCGCCCGTTCGCGCCGGTTCATGTCATGGGCGAGCGGGACGGCTCGAATAACCTGACGCTGACGGCGATCAGGCGGACGCGCGTCAGCGCCCCGGACTTCGGCGAAGGCCCGGTCCCGTTGGGGGAGGAAACGGAAGCCTATGAAGTCGATATCCTTGACGGGGTCGACGTCGTCAGGACGATCAGCATCGCGGGCGCGCCGTCGACAACCTACAGCGCGGCGGATCAGACGACGGACGGCCTGACGCCGGGCGATCCTGTCGACCTTGTCTGGTATCAGCTTTCGACGGTCAGGGGCCGGGGTCGCGGTCGCGCGGCGACGGTTTGAGAGATCCAGTAATGGCGAACGATTTCGAATATGAAGGCGACGGCCCGGACGGAAAGCCGAAATGGCTGCTGTTCCCTTGCCAGATGCGCGGGGCCGATCCTGAAGACCGTTGCCGGATCGCGCTGCGCCCGCATCAGAAGAACGGGAGCGGGGCGAGCTGGGAGGCGGACGGGAAGGCTGCGCCGACCGTTGCGCCGTCCATCCTTTGCGGCGACAAGGCGCGTCCGACCTGTCACTTTCATATCGTCGGCGGCAAGTTCAACCTTTGCGGGGATCATCCGAAATGACGACTTCACCGGACCTTGGAATTCCGTTCATCGCTGAAAGCCAGTCGCAGCCGAACGTCATTCACAACGAGGCAATTCTGGCGCTTCAGGTTCTCGCGCTTGGCGTGATCGACAGACACGGGAACACGCCCGCCGTCGGCCCGGCTGATGGCGACGCCTACATTGTCGGGACCGTCCCGACCGGCGCGTGGGCGGGCCGGGCGAACTGCATCGCCTATTATCTCAGCGGCTGGCGGTTCATCGCAGGGAACGACAGCGACGGGACGCCGATCACGATGGGCGCGGCGCAAGAGGGTTTGCGCGTGTTCGTTCAGGCGGAAAACCGGACCTACACTTGGACCGGGGCGGCTTGGCTGGCGGACCCGCGCCCGGACACTTACGCGGCGAACGCAGTCGATGCGGACTTCACGCTGACGCCGCTGACGTCCGCCAAGCGGACGCGGTCGACGGCGACGCTGGGGGCCGACCGCGCCGTGACCCTGTCGACGACGTCGGCGGTCGCTGGCGACAGCTTCCGCATCACGCGGACAGGCGGCGGCGCGTTCAACCTGAACGTCGGGACCGGCCCGCTGAAGGCGCTGGCGACTAATACATGGTGCGAAGTCACCTATGACGGCGCGGCATGGTTCCTTTCAGCCTATGGGGCGTTGTGATGGCCGGGACACTCTACGCGGGCGGCTGGCCTGCTTCGCAGAAATGGGACTCGGCCCGCTGGCCGAACTTCACGCCCGCCGAACTGGCCTGCAAATGCCGCAACCGCTTTTGCGGCGGCGAATACTTTCACGACCCCGAATTCCTGGACGCGCTGACGGCGCTGCGCGAAGCCATGGCTGGCCCCCTCATCATCAACAGCGGGCATCGCTGCGCGAAGTGGAACGCGCACGAAGGCGGGGCCGTGGGGTCGCATCATCTGACGATTGCGGCCGACGTTCGCATCGATCCGCACGACCGCCACAAGCTGCGCGCGGAAGCCGAACGGCTCGGCTTCAACGGGATCGGGCTGGGGCTGACGTTCCTGCATGTCGACAGGCGACCGCGCCCGGCGGTTTGGGGCTATGGCCCTGCGGCGGCTCGAGCGTGGCGTAAGCCGCGCTGATCCACGCTAGTTTCCTCCCCCGGCAAATCATGGTCTAAACCGGCCAGCCCGCCCCGGCGCGGCTCAACACACACCGGAGTCAATCATGGAACCCGCCACTATCGAAATCGTCGTCAATGCCATCGTGGGGCTTGCGACCGTCATCCTGACCGCCATCGTCGCCCCGCTGCTTCTGAAGCAGGTCAAGGTCGCCGACGGGAAACTCGATCAGCAATCCCGCGACGTCCTTTATCCGATCCTTCTGAACGCGATCAGCTACGGACAGGCGAAGGCGCTTGGCGATCCGCAGGCCGCCGCCCTGTCCATCGCCGCGCTTCAGGAACACGTCGTCGGCGTGGCGACCGGCTTCGCCCGCCAGCACGCAGGCGAGACGCTGGCCGCGCTTGGCGTGACGGACGAAGCCCTGCGCCGGATGCTTCTGGCGCGGCTGCAACAGGCAATCGCGGCAGGTCACGCCGCCATTGGCGGGATCAGCGATCAGAAGGCCGCGCTGATCGGTCAGCCGAAAACCCCGGCCAGCAACTAGGAGACGACACACATGAAGACCATTCTGAAATCCGCGCTTCTGGCGATCGCAGTCTGCGGCGCGTCACTGTCCGGCGGCTGCGCGCTGTTCGGAGATCCGGCTGCGGTCGCCGGGGCGCTTCCACCCGAAGCGACCGAACTGCGCATCATCCGCGCCGCGCTGACAGTTCGGGGCGCCTATGCGGCGACAACCGAACAGCTTCAGCGCGGGGTCATAACGGCGACGCAGGCGCGCGACGTGAAGGACAAGGTCGACGAAGCGGCGAAAGCCGTGACGCTGGCCGGATGCGCGACCGGCGTCCCGTTGCCGTCCGACCTGGCCGCAGACCCGATCCTTGCGGCGGCCTGCGCGGCTGCGGCGGGCGGGCAAGGCGGAACTCTGGCCGACCGCCTCGCGTTGATCGATCAGCTATTGCTGGCCGTCCTGCGCGCGCAGAAGAACTAGCCCGCTAAGATCCAGTAAAAGGGACGAAGACCATGAACGCAGAAACAATCCTGAAGGCTATCGAACTCGCGCTTTCCGCAAGCGCCTTCCTTCGCCAGATCGGGAACGACCCCGACGCGCTGCAGGCCATCGTGGACAAGGCGCGGGCCGAAGGTCGCGAAATCGGCGCGGCTGAAGTCAGCCAAGCCATCGGCGACATGAACGCGGCCGGCGCAACGCTCGACGCGCTCATCGCCGCGAAATCGTAACCGCAGGGGGATGCAATGAACGACACGCCGAAGACCGCTGCTGTCGAAACGTCGCACTGGACGCTAGACAAACGCATCCCCCTTGCGCTGCTTGTCACGCTTGGGTTTCAGACCATCGCCGTCGTCATTTGGGGGTCGACGCTGACGTCTGACGTCGGGCGGCTGAAGGACGATCAGGCCCGCGCCCTCGCGCGTGTCGACCGCACTGAACAGGCGACGACGAAGCTTGACCTTGTTCAATACCGGCTGGATCAGGTCGACCAAAGAACGGCGCGGATCGAAGCGAAACTCGACGCCGCTTCTGGAAACTGATTTTATTCACAAGCCGCAATGTCGCGGTTTTTGAATAGGAAAGGACGTCTGCCCAAAGTCGGCGAACTCGCTACGTGAACGCCCGCCCTTGGAAGGGGCGGGCGTTTTCGTTTGCGCGATCGAAGACTGGCGCGAAGCGCCATGGCTAGCCCGCGTCGCCCTTCGACGCCTTCGCAGCGGCCTTCACCGCAGGCGACAGAAGCGCGGCGGGCGCGCCGGTCGCCATTTCGACCTTGTCCAAGAAAGCCTCGTCGACGCCAGCCAGCCCGCGCAGATGCTCGGCCAGCGCGTGACGTCGCTTCATGTGTGGGTCGGCGAACAGCGTGTCGCCAAGCACGGCGTTCCGCGCGGCCTGCGCCTGTTCAAGCAGATCGGCGGCGGCGCGATAATTCTTCGCCGCGGAATTCAGCGCGCCGTCGTCGAGATAGACACCCGCCAACTGAAGCTTGTCGGCGGCTTCGCGCGCCGCCTTCTGCCATTCGGAAATTTTGCGCTTGCTCATGTGTTCTAGTCCTTTCGCCATTGGGGTCCGCCCCGTTCATAGTCCAAAGCGTAACCGATGGGGCATTCATGCGCGCCCCACGGGAACGAATACAGTTCCGCCACACGCGCGGAGAGTGGCGCGACCTCGGCATCCGCGAAGGTCCGCGCCGTTCCTTCGCCTGCGCCCTGAACAATCGTCTCGATGCTGTCTTCGAAGTGGAACATCAGGTCGTGTTTATAGAGGAAGCGAATGAACGCCTTCGCCTGTTCGATTGACAGGATCGGCGTCGCGATCATTTCCGCCCAATCCTCTGAACGCGCGTGCGCGGACTTGCTGACGCCGACAGTGACGATAGTCGCGCGCATGTTGATCGCGTCGGCCAGCCGGTCAGCCGGGCCGCGCAGTTCGCCGACGGCGACGCCGCACGCAAGCGCGAAGTGACCCGGCTTCGACGACAGAAGTTCATCGACGATCAGCCGGGCCTGCGGATCGAAACCGGGCTGTTCGATAAGCTGCGCGATATCTGTCGCCGTCGCCTGTAGGCGATGGATCAGGGCGACAAGCTGAAAGGCATTCTGGATTTTCTGAACGTCGCTCATGCTTCGTATTCCTTCAGGGTTTCCGGGGTCAGGGTCAGGGCGTCGGCGGCGATGGCTTCGTCGATTTGCTTGAACAGCGTCGCCGTCACGCCGTTCTGATCGGGCCAGCTATGGAAGACCCCGGCA